TTCGTTTTTGGTCTTGCCATTTATGTACCTCCTGTTATTAATGAGTTTACTGTATTTACAGTAAACATAAAATGTATCAAATGTAAAGAAAAAAATATGCCTCTCCAGACATAAATTATTATATGTTAACGAAATTATGGTGTTAAAAGGTTTTTACGAACTTTTTCTTAAAATATTGTGAGGGGTTGCTGATAATTTTTGATCCTTGATCACCAAATGCCTTCAGCAGAGACTTGCCAAATAGAGAAGTGAGATTCCAACGAGACCAAACAACAACCCTTTTTTCTCATCAACAGAGAGTCCAGATATCGTGCCTGGATCGCTATTCCGACAACATTGCAGGATTAGTAAATACCTCTTCTGAAGAGAATAACTTTTTAGAAATTGAGAAAACTCAGAGTGATCGCATTTATATGCACTTTGTAACGTTTGAATCCAGCGGACGGCTAGCTACCGCCCGCTGGAATGATTCATTAGGGCCTATGTTCTTTTACCGATTTCCTTTTAATCGATTGTGTGTTTTGCACAACATCTGACAGTTCTCGGCCTTTGTTGCGCCACCCTTGCTCCAAGCTGTTACATGGTCAGCGTCCATTTCACTAAAATCCCAAACCTTACTCTTATTAGCATCATGTCCAACGGCGCAATTCGGACAGTTTGATTCACCTTTCGATTCAGCTTTTTTAGTCTGAGATGCATAAAGGGATTTCTTTGTTGCGTCATCAAAAACTCGGATATCCAATAATTTCGTATCTGTTGAACCGCCAAGGATGTACTCAAAAATGCCTTTTTTGTTTTTGACATATAAATCACCGTAGAGTTCTTGCACTTCGTCTGACACCTTTTTAGGGTCATATGCTTTCTTATAATACTCTTCATATAGCCGTCCCCATTCCAACCCCTTCATCTCCTTCTCAACATCCCTGAACACACTCGACACCCAGTCGATTACGCTATTGAAGTAGGCTTTTAGCTCATTGATGTTGCCTTCGGTGCGATGGGTGCTCATGTAGTCGCCAATATCGCCTTTGCTCACCCAGTCCAGCGCCCGCTCCAGGAAGTCCTGCCGGTTTGCGCTGCCCCTGATGTACGCGCTCCATTTTTGGATGTTCGCGTTCTGGCTGTTGCTGAACTCGGCCTTGGCAAGCGTCACGAACGGCCCTGAGTAGATGGCGTTTAAGAGCTCTTGGGGGTTGAGAGGCACACCTGCGATGTTGACAGTCTCAAACCATTGCTTGATCTCGGTCTCCGTTCCCTCGCACTCGTAGATCAGCAATTTCGATTCCCGAATTTTAGCTTTTTGGTCGGCGGCCAAGCTGTCGAAGTTCTTCGGATTGCCGTTATCCATGATCGCGAACTTGTTCGTAACGAACCGTCCGATACTGGTGATGCGCTGCTGACCGTCCAGCACCTCGAACTTGTCCTCCGTGACTTTGTTGAAGTAGATCAGTCCGAGCGGATACCCCTTGAGCAGCGAGTGGATCACCGCCACCTCCCTCTTTCCGCCGCCATCCGCATAGATGTAATTTCGCTGGTACTCTGGCTGAATGGTGAGCTTTCCGCCCAACCCGTACAGCCCCTTTCCCTCCAATTGGTTGTACACAAAGCCGTCGCAGACGTCGGCGACGGTGATGTTAGTTCGCAACGTGGTATTCAATTTTTTGTCCCTCCTGCGTGTTGGGGTGTTGGGCGCGACGGCGGTGGCGAATCAGAATGCGTTTGAAAATGACGCGCGGCTGAGGTTCTAGCAGGCCGAGCATCCGCATACCCGGACTGTAGTGTCCAGTACCTCCACGAGCACGATATGCGCTGATGAACTCCAGACCGAGGGCGCGGACTCCGATCTCGCGCATCATGGTTCCGTCGTCGCTGTTTCCGACAATCTCAAACTGGTCGGGGTTGTACTTGTCGAGGAAAGAGATAGGGACGCCCATGAGACCGTCGTGGTCGCTGGGAATCGCATCGCTGAACGGCACTTCAATGGCGTCGAAGTTGTAATATCTGTCGTAGTTCGCTTTGCCCTTTAGCTGCTTATGCCTACTGAACCGCAAGTTGTCCGCCATGGTCATGCACTCCAGCGGCTCGTGACGGCGTCCATGATCCAGGTTTGTGTACCAGCGGACGCCCTTGACGCGGATGTATTTGACGCCATTATCATCGACGCGCCAACCGGCCGCCTTAAGCGGGTAATGGTCAGGAACGCGGAACTCGCGGTCACCGCTGTGGATCGTGGGGCCCAGCCACAACTTGTTGTCCTTGATCAGCGGGAAGATATCTAAATAAGTGATCGCCTGCACGTTGCCGATGATCAGGAACTTCTTCTTGTGCTCCATAAGCTGGAAAACATACTCTTTGAAGAGAGAGAAGGGCGGGTTGGTAACCACAATATCCGCCTGCTTGAGCAACTCGACGCATTCAGTGCTGCGAAAATCGCCGCCTTCCGCGAGGCGTGTGCGGGTGTGTGGGTTCCGCTCCAGGAAAAGCTTGACGTCTTCGATGCTGGTCGCGCCGTCTCCGTCGAGATCCGTCACTTCCTCGATCTCCACGGAGATCGCCTTGGGCTTTTGGCGCTTGCCATTGCCTTCGTCGTACTCAAAGAGCTTGAGTTGTGCGCCGGCGATGGGGGAGCCATCATAGCTGGTGGTGACGAGCTTTTTCAGCCCGAGCCTGTTGAAGTTGGCGGCAAAGAATTTGAAGAAGTTGCTTTCGAATGGGTCGTCGCAGTTACAATAGACAACCTTGTTGCGGAAGGTGTCCTCGTCGAACTCAAGATAGGACTCGACCTCTTTCTGGATGTCGATGTACTGGGTGTAAAACTCGTCCTGTTTGGCCGCCTTCGCGACGCCGAGCCCTTGATTCATCGGCTTGCTTTTCGCCTTTGCCATAGCCTTAGCTTCCTCCACCAAGATTCGCCGAACAAATACTATACATTAAAAAAGCTTGTATATGAACTATTAGCCTTGCAAATGTAGAAACATAACAACAAGTTTATATACCTTCCAATATATTGTTTAATATTATATCATCATTAGGAAAAAAGAAAAGTCGAATATGTTTTACGAAATGCGTAATTACTGTATATGCCATGCCAGAAGTATGAATTTGCTCCAACTGAACATATCTTCCCAAGATCATAATAAGGCAAAGTTGAGGGGAAACTGAATATATCTAAAGGATTAACAAGAGATTTCAGCCCATTGACCTGATAAACAATTTTCCTTTTTTGAACAGATCGAATTTCTTCGGCCCCAGGACTTCACGAACCCATTCAGGATCTTTCTCTAACATGTGCTTCATCCATTGCTGGTATGATCCGGTGAATCTTTCATATTGATCAGACCCCGTTACCGCTGGCCGACTTCCAAGATCAGATGGCTTGTACTTACCGACCTGTTTGAAAACGGGGCTATATGTGCAACGACACCGCCAGTGCCGAGGAACAGACGGACGATCCTCATTCTTCTTGAAAACCGTTCCATCATACTGACCACACTCAAGGCAGGTTCTATCGTCGAGCGTAGCTATGTACCTCCAACCCTCCAGCAGATCACCAAAACCTTCCTGGATGGTTTGCTCTTTAGCAAAATTCGCTGCCGAGTGCTGAACAGTCCTAGCAAGGCCCTCTAGTGATTTGTATGACCCCTCGAATCCTTCCTCACGGAGCAGTTTCACCATGCCTGATGTGCTGAGCTTTTGAAGCATGGCCTGTCTGGATGCTTTGAGGATTCTATCCACTGAACTCTGTTCCAGCTTCTTCAGCCATTCGTTGACTGTGAGACCTTCTACTGTGGCTGTCCCGAACCATGCACGGACATATCGCTCGTCCAGGTGCTGAAAGGATACGTTCACTTTCAATGCTTTATTAATGATTTCAAAGGTTGCTTTGCTTGTGGAGGCAAAGGTTTCTTCCGTTGTCGCTCTGATTTTGTCTTCTTGTTTGTTTGAGACTTGAAGTAAAACTTTGGAGATTTCATTTCTTTGTGCCTCCAATACGGCCTTGCGTCTTGTTATCGTTGCCTCATCGAATTCCTTGCCCTTTAGAATTTCATCTTGAATTGTATTTAACTTGCCAATGATTGTGGCTCTGGCTGCATCAAGTTCCTTGATCATCTGAGAGGCGAGTTTGCGAGCTTCTTTTTCTATTTCATGTGAATATTTCAGGAAATCATCTTCCAATTTAATCCCTCTTAAAAGGAGGGGGGCAGGCCGATCCTGCCCCCTGGCTGTAACGCTTCGCACCTTGCGTTTAAGAAGCTTCGTTCCTGAATCAGGTGCTTAGGCATAAAATTAATTTTTCATCAGGTGTTCCTTACACCTCTTAGTCTGACTGCTGTTCTCAGATCAAATACGGTGAAACCGACGATCCATTCAACCAACGTCCTTAGCTTGATCCCGCCCGAATAAAGGCCAAGATCCTGTACATCAAGATCACCGCATTCAAGACCACATACGCCATCGGCTGGATCAAATCTGACTGCGTAAATTGAAGTGCAATCGCTATTTAATCCGTCGCTTGATGCTTCGTCAAAGTCAAGGATTTCATTTCCTGCCTCGTCCTTATCCAAGACCCTGATCGGAACTCCTGCATAGCCTGTGAGTTGTCTTCCGAAGGCGTCTGTCACGGTCTCAACGGCTGCCCCTGATGCTCTAACGAGAGAGCTGATTTTCCTTCGCGCCGTCTTGTTGCAGAAAATCACATCTGGACCGCCCTGAACAGTATCAATCAGTTCGTCAAGAGCGTCCAGCGTCAAGGAGGCTCCAGAAGCGCTCACATTAAGAAGCTGGTCTCCTGTGCATCGTGACTGCAATCCATCGAATTCACGAGGATCTGTGACAGTGTTTCCTTTGATGAACTTGCATGTAAATTTCAAGCTTGCTGATTTGACCTTCATGCTGTCATGTACTGATCTGATATTATTGATGTTTCCCTGAGTTTTGATCAAAGCTCTGTCCACATCGGATACACCACCCAGAATTGTAAGCGATTCAGTCACAGGATTTAGATTTCCGGTGCCCTCGTCGTAGTCCTCATTTATTCCACGAAAATCAGAGCGTGGCATTGTCTGCTCCCGGTTGAATTTATAGCTATCACTCGACACACCTATGAATGGCATTAGCTCAAGAACAGGCGAATTCCGTGCAAAGATTTCGATCACACCTTTACGGAGTGGGTCAGTACACAATTTACTTTTTTCAATCAATGTTAGCATTGTATTCTCCTATTGTTGCTGAAAAAAAAGAGCCCACGGAACAGGAGCTTGTGAAAACACTCCGTGAACCAATGGGCTCTTTGGCCTCTAGGCCGCTTTATCAGCGATTTTTAGTATTTCTGTTTACTTATAACCAAGCTTTATCATTTCAGAGGGATTCATCCCCTCTAGATCAACAGGAGGTTTACCTCCTGGTCGTTTGGTGTCTGGTCCATTGTCAGACGGTTTGCCGAACAATCCTTTTTTGATCGCATTCCTGATCCACCGTACCTTCTCCCCCGGAGAAGCATCAGGAACTAGATCTCTAAATTCCTCTGGAACGTCCTGGATGAGTTCTTCCGCCACCGTTTTGAGTGCATCTTCTGCACTCTTTTTTTGTTTCAAAACTTCATCCAACCTGCTTTTTGGAATCATATGTTCTGGCTTCTTCTCCCCTGTATCGCCGGAGTTTGCGATTCCGTCTGTGTCCTGATCTTCAACACCTTCATTATCTGCCGTCAGATCATTTTCCGGTTTTACGTCATGGAGGACGTTGTCATCTGTAAGCATTGATTTCTATCCTTTCGTTCAATATTTTTTCTTCCTCTCTAAGCTGTAGGAGGAAGGCTATTGCATCATCTCTTGTTTTCAGGTCTGGATTCTTCTGCATCACTACATCCACAGCACTGATCACGCCCATTTCCATGAGTTTATCCCAGGTCTCGGCCTGTTCTTTCATTGAGGTCTGAGGTTTCGGATCGTAGAAATCCAAGCTAATTTCGCATTTCTCAGATAGCTTCCTTCCTGGATTGTGAGTGTTCCATACCGTGCGGAACATGGAAAAAAGCTGTTCCTCATAATGCCTGAACCTTTCCACATCATCCCTTCGGAGCTCTTCCAATTCACGGTTTGATATGATCTTTGAAATGCCGGATTCCTCAGACGGATCTGTGGTGAGAGACGAAGCGGACAGGCCATTGCTTATTGCTACCTGTTTCAGGACGAACTCGATAGCTTCTATGATTTCTGTGATCGGTGCGTTCGTCTTTGCAAAACCCATATCTCCTTCAACAGGTAGTGCCGTGACTGATCCAGGCCCCAAATGGATCTCGGTTTGTCCAGTCAAGCCCTTAACATAGGCAGCACCAAATCCCTGTTGCCTCAGCACATACAAAAGATCGGTGAGCCGTTCGTTCAGTGCTTCCTGTGCAACAACCAAATCATCTCCACCAGGAAGCCAAAACTCTGAGGTCGGCTGGTAATCCCACACCGGAACAAACGGAAGGATCAGATATGGATTCTGCTCCGTGCTGATCGTGCTACCTCTGTAGTTCAGTATCTTGACTTCATCCTGTGTCCATAGGCTGTATGTTATTTCTTCGTGCTTGTTACTTGATGGATAGTGCGTGATCATCATACTGATGAGGTCTTCTGGAACATCGCCGTATTCCACGTCCAAGATGTCAGGCGTGAGAATGTCGAGATCCATCTTCCCCTTGCGCCATACAGGACGGAGAACCACGGTTTTGAGGATCTTTGCATACCGGCTCGCTGTTTTCATTTTTGTAGTGACGGAGGCGGAAGAGTAAATTTCCGCGAAAATCTTCTCATCCCCGACCCCACCTCCGGTCACTTCTCGTGTAGGAGCTTGCAGGTATACCTGCGCAAGATTGTTCACCACTTTGCGGATGAGATTGATGAAGAGCGGTGTCATGTTTTCTGGTTTGGAGTAAAAATTCTTGAGACGTTCTTCTAGGTAGGAAATTTGATCATCATGGTAAAAGCAAAGACGCTTCAAGGCCTCAGCTTTTCTCGTCTGATTTGCCTGAATTTGAGACTCTTTAAAGGCCTTTTCAATGGTACTATATGCCAAACTGTTCCAGAGCATCATATCTCCTTGCTAAATTCGGGCTCTGGAACCTTATGAACGACAAAACCCGGAACGATTTCTCATTCCGGGCTCGATGTCTCCTTCAAAAGGAGGGGCCTCTCGAATTATGTTTTATATAACATAATAAAGACAGCTTGTAAAGTGTTTTTTATCGTATCCAGCTTGGCGTTGCAAGAGAGCATCCACGATGGTTGAGGTAAACGAAGGCATGACATTTTGGACACTTTACCTGTACCCATCCACTTTGCAGAAAATAGCTCTTGCCTAGGAGTTTGTTGCAGTGAGGACAGCGTCTCTCTATTAGGGCTTCTTCGTCATACATCCGGCATCACCTCACAAAAGTTGATATTGCACAAGGCCACGGTTTCGCACATATCGGCTGTAAAACTCCTGGATGCTGTCCTCCGCATCCATTGCGAGCTGTTTATATGCACAATACATCGCCACCACCTCATGATACGCAGGACAGGTCGAGGCACAATGCATAACCATGTTTCCACCCATCAAAAAACAGAGTGCTCGTTTCACGGCCTGCTTTTGGCCACAAACGATACTTGACAGGCTGTATATCTCAGGTATCCAGTTCCTCAGTGAGTATATGGCCCAATTCAGACTGTAAACAGTATCATCATGGAATTTCTGTGATGAATGACCAAATTGATAATCTCCTGAGAAACCGGATCTCCTTTTGTAAACGAACGTTGCCATTTCTTTTGTCAGTTCCGTGCAGTTCTTTGGTATGTGGAGTCTTCCTTCCCTGGCTATCCGGTGTAATTCAGGAAATGAGGCGTTCTGTGCTGTACTCGTAGCCGTGATCAGTTCCGTTTCTATGCCTTGCTCCACTAGGTACGGCAACAGGTCAACCGTTTCATAATTTTCAAGCGCCGCATGATCCAGGTGGTATCTTTCGTGATCCTCCAGGATCGAACTTTTGATGTGGCGTGATGAATTAACGATAAAGCGCACCTGGTTGAGAATATAGAATTCAGGTTCCCTGGTTGCTGGATCAGCAATTTTGAGTATTGTCGTCCACACAGATCGATCACTGTCCGGTCCAGCCAGGAGGTTCTTGGCTCTGTCCAGGCCTCCACCTATTTTGTACTCTCGTCCATTGGTAAGATTTTGAATGTCCTGCACTGGCATCTGATACTTGCCAGTGCACCTCTCTATCACAATCGGATAAAATAGTTGATTGATAAGGTTTGTTCGCTTTCCAAGAATATCTCGGTCAAACTCAGCAGGTAAGAGCGTTTTCTGTAGGCGTTTAGCCCGTTTTCTGTCTATCCATTGTGGAGCTTTCTGTGTGTATTCATCGAAGTCAACATACTCAATCCTCTGACAGAACATGGATTCGTCTTCCTTGGCCTGTTGTTCCAGTTCGTGTACCACACCTCCTACCTCGTCCACATTGGAGTCAATCAATACAAGGCTGTCCTCCGAATCCAGGAGGGACGCTTGCAGAGCGTTAAATACGCTTGGATCGTTCGTGGCGTGTAAGTCACTGACCCACAGGAGATTGAGCCTGTCACCAAATGACGTCTGTAGTGTGGTCCCTGAACGGAGGATCGTGTTTCCCCATGATTGCTTCCGTATCGAATCAAGCCGCATGTCCTTATCAAGATCGATCCTGCTTTTGAGTTCCGATGTGTGCCTGATGATATTCTCTATCAGCCTGAATTGTGTTCGGTTGCTGTGTGCGTCTGTATTTCCGAGCAAGGCGATTGTATAGTTTCTTCTGGCCGTGAACATGAACAGCGCTATCAACGCCATGAGCGTGCTCTTGCCATGTCTCCGTGGCTGTATGCTCAAGACAAGGTTATGCTTCAGGAGTTCTCCATCCGTTGCAAATACCTGACTGATCAATACTTTCTGGTCCTCGGTAGGTTGAAAAACCTCATAGACTCTTTTTCTAGTCAGTATTCGTGGTTGAATATCTTCCAACCATGCGTAAAAGCATTCCTCGTTGTTGCCTTGCCATCGGTCTGACTTGCGTGGAGGTCGAGGTGCTCCCTCCTGGAATCCAGACTTCTTTTTTCGCTCCTGTTTGGTGGTAGATTCTATGTTAAAATTGTGTTCGATTTTGGCCCTGTTTTTGGTCATTCTCCGTGCCATATCTTTGTTCCTTTCGTGTTCAATATTGCTTTTATTGCTTTATAACCTATTGTAATCATTCATTTATGCATTAAACAAATTAATGTTTATTTAATTCCTGCCCTTTTTATCCAATCTGAGTAGCAAAATGGACGAATACACATAATAAACAGGCACTTTTTATTAATTTCTTTAAAATAGATACGTAACAATATAATATTAAACATTGTTTTAATTCCCCCTGTCATTTCCTCCATACTTTGTATTGATCAGCAAGTTCCCGTATTCTTCCTGTTTTCATTGCCTGTACCAATATCTCTTCCGGTACTAGACAGGCTGTACAGTTTTCTTTACTCATCCTTACCTTGAACACGGTCTCGCATATCGTTTCCATCTCCTCGGTTTTACCTTCGTCCAGGTAAATAATTACCGGTCTGTCCAT